ATCCTCTAATTCGCACCAGTTTTCTATTGCCATTGTCCCCGTGCATAGGGTAGAGCGCAAACAATCAAGAGCCATTTGTGCGTGATAAGTATTGAATTCAGGGCTTTTTAAGTATGCTTCAAAGGCTGTCAAAGCTCCAAAAACTGAATTAATATCATTCAAGCCTTCATAAACCATCCATTCATTAATGATCTTTGGGTGTCTTTTGTCTTTTGCTTTGGTCATTTTAAAAGTTCCTGTAAATGATGCCGTTGATTGAATCGCCTACAAAAGCGCCTTCTGATTGTAAAAAATCAATGACTTGTTGTTTTTGTTCATCTTCATCATCGTTTTCATCTAATTCGATGCCATAAAGGTCTGCAATATTCTCGAATGAATCTTCTGAAAAATCGCAGCAAATGGCGATTACATCTAATTCAACATCTTCGCCTGTTGATTCTTCAAATTCTTCCAAGTAGTCAAAAAGTATTCTAAGACCTTCATAAGAAAAGTTATCAGGGCGAATTTGCTGGAAATAATCTCTGAATTCTGAAAAATAAACTGTTGTTTTCATGTTGACACCTTTTAAGAATTTTTAGCAATAAGGTTAAATGATCTGTAATAGTCATTTGCTGCCCGATAAGTGTCTGACATTACCTTATCGACAAGCTCACCACGTTTGTAGAGCTTCACAATGTAATAACCATTGTGTGTGATCCGTTCAAAAGTAGTGTAATTACCATTTTTTTGCTCTTTGATTTTCATGGTTTGCCCCTTTAAGCTGCTTTTTGTTGAACGTGCATAAAATCAGAATTCAAGCCCCGATAAATGCCTGGATCGTTTCTCATAGGCATCACCACAATCAATGCATCATTTCGATTCATATGAACTACACCAGAACCATCACCACGGGTATGCAAGGGATAACAAATGTCTTTTTTAGACCCATAAAACATTGCTAGAGCTTCATTTGCAGTGCATAAGTACTCTGGTTTGAAATAAGAGGGTTTAATCTCAGGGAATGAATCACGGGACGGAATAACTCTAGAAACGTCAGGAAATTTTGCGTCTATTGCTTGAAAACGGGAATTCCCCAAAACGTAATAACCCTTTGGCATCGAATCAATGGTTTCTAGCATCACTACATCTGCTTTTTTATCCATTGCTTTGATGGTGTCAGACGGAATAATGATGTCAAAACCCAGAGCTTCTGGTGCTTCGATCATTTCAACTGGTGATTGACCCGCAAACAGAATGTGCCCATTTGTCCCGTAGACCATTGCCACTTCTGGGTGATTGACAGAGACGCAAACACCTTGCAAATAGTACCGAATGTCTTTTTTAGCAGCACAAAGCAAAGCAGCACGTAAAACATTTGTTTTCAAAGAGATTTTCATAATTAACACCTATTAAAAAAAGAAAAGAAAAGAATCAGGGCAGCAATACGTCAAAGTATGCAAGCATGAGGGCAAGGGCAACACAAAAAAGCACAATGCCAAAAATGGCCTCAATAATCACTGTTTTCATTGCATGGCCTCTTGAATGTCATAGGTTTTGCAAATAAAAGAGTAACCCAAAGCCTGAATGCGCTTAAGGTTTGCTGACGTGAGAGTAGACGTTCCCGCTATTGATGCAAAGATCTTAGCCTGGGTGCATAAGGGGTATGCAACAACATTGCCGTAAACCCGCTTTATCTCGATTTGAATGGTTTGCATGGTTTAGACCTTTCCATGTGTTGATGTAGTCAATTTAAAGGCAATAGAGGGCCTCTCGTTGCGGGCAAACGATTGACGCATAGCCAGCCAGTCAGTCAGCCGCATTGTGTTGGCCACAAAGTCGCAAATTGTGAGTGTTGCAATATCGCTGGTGTTTTGTGCGTGGTGCGTGGTGTAGCGTAAGCCGTTTTCACGGATAGATCTACGGGTTGTCAGATAAGTTGATTTCGTCATTGTGTTAACACCTATTTGAGTTGATGAATGAGAGAGCCAAAAATCTACCCTCTCACCTATATAGCATAATAGAATCGTGCCAACTCTCATAAGTTGTTGATTCTATTGACCCCTCCAAAACCCTATCAGTAGTTACCCTTAGAACCTGAGTTTTCAATTTGATTTTGTAGCTACAATTAGAAAAAAGAATAAAGGGATAACCCATTACTAGGGCTTCTACTCTTATAAGGGATTAGATAGGAGGTTATAGAGGGGAATATAAGGATAGAGGGAGTAGGTTAAACATTAAGAAAAACCTTATATAGAAACTCCACAAAGATCCCTCTAACTACATCCTTTGCGCCCATGAGACAAGATGCGAATAAGAATCATTCTCATTTAGATCTAAGGGTTTCTACTACTGTATGGAAGGCCAGGCTGCAGGGATGTACAGTACTGGACCAAAACACAGTAGGGTTTACCCTGATAGGGTTAGTACCTAGGGGTTTACCCTTAAGGGTTTCTACGTAAGGGTAGGGTTTACCAGTAAGGGTTTACCCCCCCCTATCGATAAATGGAGGGGGGCGCTGTGGCAGGGGACACAAACACACATCAAATCACATAAACACAGATAGACCCCCACCCACCCCCTATCAGGAATAAAAGAGTCCTCCAAAAATTTTTTTTATAGTTTAGAATTTGTAGACATTAAATCAAGGAGAAGATATGGCAGGATTTCCTATGAGGAGAGCGTTGGAAAAGAAGATAGAGAGTCTGGGAGGGATAGAGTTTGTGACATCGCACATAGCGCAGGGAATGACTATTGGACGCTTGGCTGAGTTCATAGAGTGTTCTAGACCGATGTTGTCTTTCTGGATAAACCATACTGATGAGCGAAGAGATGCGGTCCTGAAGGCTAGAAAGTTAAAGGCTGAGAAACTGGCGGAAGAGGCTTTAGAGATTGCTGATGAGGCTGATGAGACATCCAACAGTGGTGTTAACAAAGCTAGGCTCCAGGTCGATACCCGTAAGTGGATGGCTTCTAAGTTAGACCCTGAGAACTATGGGGACACTGCCAAAACCCAAGTAAATATCTCTTTGGGTGACCTCCACCTCCAAGCTTTAAAGCATATGGGTAAGGTAGAACCCATAACATTGGAAAACAATGAATAACCCCTTTATCCAGTTCATCACCCTGTATAGGGCTGATCCTGTTCTTTTCGTCAAAGAAGTACTGGGAGTAGAGCCTGATGAATGGCAGCAAGACTTCTTGAACGCTGTAGCCTCTGGTGAGCGGAAGATCTCAATTCGTTCTGGTCACGGAGTTGGTAAGTCAACAACTGCTTCTTGGGCTATGTTGTGGTTCTTGTTAACCAGGTATCCTGTGAAAGTAGTGGTGACTGCCCCTACTTCTGCCCAACTTTATGATGCTTTGTTTGCTGAACTAAAGAGATGGGTCAAAGAACTACCCCAACCTATCCAAGAGCTACTTGATGTCAAACAAGAGAGGATAGAACTTAAAGCTTCCGCTACTGAGGCGTTTATCTCTGCTAGAACCAGTAGAGCAGAACAACCAGAGGCTCTACAAGGTGTTCACTCTGATAACGTGATGTTGGTAGCAGACGAGGCTTCTGGCGTTCCTGAAGCGGTGTTTGAGGCCGCTGCGGGTTCTATGTCTGGACATAACGCTCTGACCATCCTATTGGGCAACCCTGTTAGGTCTTCTGGGTTCTTTTTTGACACACATAATAGATTAAAAGACGAGTGGTGGACTAGACGAGTCTCTTGTATTGACTCTACTCGTGTCAGTAAAGAGTATGTAGAAGACATGAAATCCCGCTATGGCGAGGAAAGTAACGCTTTCAGGATTCGTGTTCTGGGAGAGTTCCCCCGTAGTGATGATGACACGATTATTCCTATGGAACTACTTGAATCTGCCAAACATCGAGATACCAGAGCTTACGAAGATGCTCCTATTGTCTGGGGACTAGACGTAGCTCGTTTCGGATCAGACTCGTCAGTTTTGTGTAAGCGTCAATCTAACGTAGTCCACACCCTAGAGCGGTGGAGGAATCTGGACTTGATGCAGTTAACAGGTGCTGTGGTGGCCCAGTACGAAGCCTGTGACCACAAGAGTAGACCTGCCGAGATTTTGGTTGACTCTATTGGTCTGGGAGCAGGTGTTGTTGACCGACTAAGAGAACTAAAGCTTCCCGCTAGGGGGATTAATGTCTCCGAGAGTCCTGCAATGGGTGGAACTTATCTAAACTTGAGAGCGGAGTTGTGGCACAAGGCCAAGGCTTGGCTAGAGAAAAGAGACTGTAAGATCCCTAATAACGAGGATTTAATCGGAGAACTGGCGACTGTCAGGTATACATTTACTTCTAACGGCAAGATTAAGATTGAATCCAAGGATGATATTCGCAGGAGGGGACTTAAATCTCCTGACATGGCTGATGCTTTTGTGTTGACATTTGCCTCAGATGCCGCCACCATCTCATGGGGATCAAACAATTCTTGGGGTAAACCGATTAAAAGGTTAATCCGAGGACTTGTCTGATTGCCGTTGCCACTTTGAGCTACCTAATAAGTAGCTCTTTTTTTTATTTATGGTAATATCAAGAAACCTATATTGGAGATTCCTATGAACATGGATGATGCCGCCAACAAGATTGGCAAGGTAATGGGGGAATATAAGCGTGGCAAGCTCAAGTCTTCCTCTGGTGAGAAGGTTAAATCCCGAAACCAAGCTGTCGCTATCGCAATGAGCGAAGCCCGTGCTATGCCCAAGCGTGGATCTAGAACCGCTACCAATCGGAGCAAGAAATGAAACAAGGTCTTTACGCCAACATCAATGCCAAACAAGAGCGCATAAAGGCTGGCTCTAAGGAAAAGATGCGTAAACCTGGCACTAAGGGCGCTCCTACTGATAAAGACTTTAAACAAGCGGCTAAGACTGCTAAGAAAAAATGATTAAGCGTGGTTCTGAGCAATTTTCTGGTTACAACAAACCAAAGAAGACTCCTAACCACCCAAAGAAAAGCCATGCTGTATTGGCTAAATCTGGTGACGAAGTAAAGTTAATTCGCTTTGGTCAACAAGGTGTTTCTGGCAGTCCCGATGGATCTAAGAGAAACGAAGCATTCAAAGCCCGTCATGCTCAGAATATTGCCAAAGGCAAGATGAGTGCAGCGTTCTGGGCTAACAAAGTAAAGTGGTGATTATGAAATGCCCTATCGCAACCTATGACATTGAAGCTAACTTGAAGGCTCGTAATTGGGCTATCAAGAATGTTGACTATGGTCCTGCTAATCCTGAAGAGGAAAACGAAGAGTACTGGCAGAACCTTGCTGATATGTGGGATGTATCTATTGATGATGTTCAAGAGATGCGTTGCGGTAATTGCGCTGCCTTTATCCAAACCCCTGAGATGCTAGACTGCATCTTAAAAGGTATTGATGAAGAGACTGATGGCTATGCCAAAGATGTCCAAGGTGCGGCTAATCTGGGTTATTGTGAGCTGTTTGACTTTAAATGTGCAGGTGAGCGTACCTGTGCCGCATGGTTATCTGGTGGACCTATCACCAAGAAAATGACCAAGAATCAGCAGAATATGTTGATGATGGCTAAAACAGAATACGAAATGGACGAGGAAGAATAATGGAAGCCTTACTTGCCGCCTTTATGGAATCGCTTAAATCAGCCGCCACAGAAGGTGCTATGGCAGAAGTTGGAGCAAGTGCCGCAGCGCCAGCATCTATTGGTTCTAGTATTGGCAATATGGTTAACCAACAAGTTGCCCCAACAGTAGAAGCCTTTAAAGGCATCACAGATCCAAACGCCACAATGGGCGATATGGCTAACTCCGCATTTAAATACTCTTTTAATCCTAAAGAAGATGAGAAATCTCTCATGCTCCCCCAAGCAGGTATGGCATATGGTGGTATGGCTAACAATTACGTTGGTGGCATCCCTTCTTTACTACAGAATACTAGCTCTGGAATCCTCCCTTATATCGGCTCACGATAAGGAAATAATATGCAAGAAAACCCAATGTTGATGGCAGAAACCCTCCAAGGCCAAATGGAGGAAGATGAGGTAATGTCTGAAGAGCAACTTCAAGGTGTTATCTCTGCCGAAATTACTGATGCAATATCCTTCATTGATGATGACATTGGTGGCAATCGAGCATTAGCAACTGAGTACTACTATGGAGATCTCTTTGGTGACGAAGAAGATGGTCGTTCACAAGTAGTATCAATGGATGTACGAGATACAGTACAGGGTATTTTGCCAAGCCTGATGCGTATTTTCTTTGGCCCAGAGCGTGTGGTTGAGTTCGCACCACAAGGACCTGAAGATGTTCAGAATGCTGAACAAGCTACAGACTATGTTGACTTCATCTTCAAGCGGGATAATCCTGGCTTTAAGATTCTCCACTCAGCATTTAAAGATGCTTTGGTTCGCAAGTGCGGTATTGTGAAGTACTGGTGGGATGAGTCTGTTGAAGTTCGTGCAGAGTCATTCTCCATGCTTGATGAACAAAGCATGATGATGTTGACCAGTGATCCCAATGTAGAGATCTCTGCGGTGCGTGAGTATCCAGTGCCTGGTACTGAGCCAATGAATGAAGCTCAAGGCATTATGACTCCACCACCCATGATGTACGATGTGGAGATCAAGCGCAGAATTAAATCTGGCAAAGTAAAGATTGAGGCTTTGCCACCAGAAGAGTTCTTGATTGACCGCAGAGCAAAATCCATTGAGGATGCTACATTTGTTGGTCACAGAACCATGAAGACTGTTTCCGATCTAGTCGCTATGGGTTATGACTATGAGGAAATGGTTGAGCAATCTGGTAATGGTAATGACTTTGACAACAACCAAGAATACACTTCTCGCAACCCATTTGCGGTAATCAGTACTGCAAACAATGGTGATCCATCAAGCAAGAGTGTTATGTACATTGAAGGCTACTTAAAGGTAGACTTTGATGGCGATGGCATTGCTGAAATGCGTAGGATTTGTACTATTGGTACTGGCAACAAAGTTATCCGCAATGAGATCGTTTCTGAGCGACAGTTTGCTGACTTCTGCCCAGATCCAGAGCCACATACATTCTTTGGTATGTGCCCTGCCGATGTCGTTATGGATATTCAGCGAATCAAGTCTAATGTTCAGCGTGGCATCCTAGACTCTTTGGCTCAATCTATCCACCCCCGTACAGCGATTGTTGAGGGTCAGGCAAACATGGAAGATGTGCTGAATACCGAAGTGGGTGCGGTTATTCGCATGAGAGCGCCAGGTATGGTTCAGCCCTTTACAACTCCATTTGTTGGTCAAGCCGCATTCCCAATGTTGGACTACTTGGATGACATTAAACAGACCCGTAC